GATCAAGCGCCGCAACCGGCTCGAGGTGTCGAAGCGCCGCGCGGCCGAAGAGCGCGACGCGATCCACTTCCTGCTCAGCGGCCACGACGCGCATCTCGAGAAGGGCTGCATCCACGACGAGCCCTGCTCGCGCGAGTACGACGCGATGCCGTACCCGGAGGCTGCGCCGACGCCCGAGCAGGACTACGTTGGCACCGGCATCGGCTTCCTCTATGGCCTGGGCGGCGACAAGCACGCCTGGCAGCTGGCCGGCTGGAACGTGCGGAGGGCGGCATGAACCGCGGCTTCGCCTACGCCGTCGGCTACGCGATCGGGATTGGACTCGCCCTGCTCTGTCTGGCGTCGGTCCTGTTCCTGGTCGTGGCTCTGCTCCGCGCGACCATCAGATCGTTGGGTGCGGCATGACCGACCTCCAGAAGCTCTACCTGAAGGCGCGCACCGAGCTCCGCTGCGGCCACCGAGGCGCCATCGACGAAGTGGCGCGCATCACGAGCATCGACCCCGGCAGCGTCGCCCGAGCCTTGGCGCGCGCCAAGCGTGAAGACGAACGGTCGGAGAAGCGCAAAGCGAAAGAGGTGAAGGCGTGAGCATCATCGAGGACAGGCTCGTCTACCTCGAGCCCTTGGTTCTGGAATTAGGCGGCCATGAACCGCCAAACAACGGGCTCGTCCATGCCTGCGTGATGGAGGCCGTCGCTTACATCGCCGGTGAGCCTTGGTCAGATAAAACCGAGTGTGCGTCGCCCGTCATCGGTGCGTTCCTGCGTACCTGGAACGACTCGCTTTCGGACGACGACCGTCAGATGTTGAAGCCGCTGATCCCGCGGCTCGTCGGAACGAAGGCGTCTAAGCGCGCCGAGGAGAAGCGCGCCTGGATGGCGACGGATTGGCTTGCTCGTGAGTGTGCGCCAGCGTTCCTGCGCCTTGCGGGTCTGACCGAGCACGCCGAGGCGTTGGAATCGCTCGCTGCGCTTACGACGGACGGCAGAACAGCGAAGGCACAACAGACCCTAGAGGCCGCAAGGTCGGCCGCATGGTCGGCCGCAAGGTCGGCCGCAGAGTCGGCCGCATGGTCGGCCGCAAGGTCGGCCGCAGAGTCGGCCGCAGAGTCGGCCGCAGAGTCGGCCGCAAGGTCGGCCGCAGAGTCGGCCGCAAGGTCGGCCGCAGAGTCGGCCGCAAGGTCGGCCGCAAGGTCGGCCGCAAGGTCGGCCGCATGGTCGGCCGCATGGTCGGCCGCAAGGTCGGCCGCAGAGTCGGCCGCAAGGTCGGCCGCATGGTCGGCCGCATGGTCGGCCCTTGAACCGACAGTCAAGCAGCTCCAGGCATCGGCCTTGCTTCTCGTCGAGCGAATGATCGAGGTGAAGTGATGAGGCTCGTCTCTCAGACCAAGAAGACGCCCGAGGTCGAGCGCGCCGCGTCGAAGGACGCAGTGCGGCCGGTACTCAGCCACGTCTACTTGAACGCGGAGAACGGGACGCTCGAGGCGACCGACTCTTACCGCGCCGTCGTCATCCCCGTCGAGGTCGAAGACGGCGACACGTCCGCACTGATCCCGGCCGAGGCGCTGAAGGCGCAGCGCAAGGCATCGAAGACGGCGCCGGCATCCCTGAGCGTCAACGGCGACGTCAGCCTGTCGACGCCCGATGGCGAGCAGTCATGGAAGACGGGCGAAGGTCAGTTCCCGAACCTGCAGCAGCTCGGGCCGGCGGAGGTTTCGACGTTCCGCATCGGGCTCAATCCGGTGCTGCTCGCCGAGACCGCGAAAGCGCTCGGTAACGGTGAGCACGTCACGCTCGAGTTCACGCTTCAGCCCGGCAAGGTCGAGGGCGACGACACCGGAACGTACCCCCATCCGCTGCGGCCCATCCGCCTGACGGTGCCCAACGGTGGCGAGTCCTACGGGATCTTGATGCCGATCCGGATTCCATGAAGCGCGGGCTGCTCCTCATCGCCTGGGGCGTCACGCGGCTGATCAGCCTGGCGCTCTGGTGCTTCTTCCTGCCGATCGCTGAGATCAACGTCTGGCTGCGGGAGCAGCTGCGATGAGCGGCGAGACGCACGCCACCGCTGCCGACTTCTTCGCCGCCGAGGAGCAGCGCGGCGCCGGCCGTCGCCTCGACGAGCGGGCCACGAAGATCGCGCGTCTGGCGCAGGAGCGCGGCGCCGACAAGCTCCGGGCGCTGTTCGGCGTCCTGCCCGAGCACGATGAGGAGGGCAACCTCTTGGCCCCGCCGCGACACGTCTGGGACGTGCTGATCCGCGGCGCCGACTTCGGCGAGCCCGGCGGTCGCGGGAAGCCCGTCCGCCTCAAGGCCGGATGCCCGCCGATTCGCGACGCCGAGCACCAGCGCAAGCACCGGCTACGGACGATCGCTCGAGCGAGCCGCCGGAGGAATCGGTCGTGACCGTGCCTGCCTTTTTCCTCGCCGCCGGCGTGCTCTGGCTTCCGCTGCTGGTCTGGCTGCTCTCGCGGGTCGTGCGATGAGCCGCAAGCGCGCCGAAGGCCGCTACACCGTGAGCGGCCCGCTCGAGGACGACCACGCCGTGCCGAACGTCGGCGCCGGCGTCTCGTGCGCCCAGACGTTCGCCAACCACCGTCGCCACGACGAGGGCGAGTTCACCTACTACGTGCGCGGCCTGCTCGGCGAGTGCTTCGCCTGGGTCACGAAGCGCAAGAACGGCGTCATCGACACGACCGTGCTCGCCAAGAGGAAGCCGAAGTGATCGCCTGCGGATGCTCCAAGGGCGCCATGAAGCCCGGATGCCCGCGGCACGACCCGGCGCTTAGGAAGGAGCAGCAGAAGTGAGCGATCAGCACCCCAGCTCTGAGCGCTTTCACGAGATCCTCTGCGAGATCGGTGAGTTGCACGATCGCAAGCAGAAGGACTACGGTCGGGCCGGCGATCCATTCGCCAATGTGCGCGCCTCCGAGGAGTGGGGCGTGGATGCCTGGGTCGGCTCGATGGTGCGTGCCAGCGACAAGGTGCGCCGGCTCCAGTCGCTGATCGCCAACGGTCAGCTCGAAAACGAATCGGCCGAGGACTCGCTACGCGACCTCGCCGTGTACGCCGTGATCGCGCTCGTGCTGTTCGAGCAGCGCGCCACCGCCTAAGCCCTCCGAAGGAGAACATGACCCAGCCCGCCCAGGCCAAGCGAGGCGCGCGCGGCGTGCGCGTCTACTCGTGGCCGCCGCAACCGCCGCACGACCTCGAGGTCGTCAGCGTGACGAGCGTCCTGTCGAACGGGCTGCCGAAGCCGTTCCTCGCGCCGTGGAGCGCGAAGATGGTCGCCGAGTTCGCTGTCGAGAAGCGCACCGCGTGGCTCGAGCTCGCCGACGACGACCCGCGCGCCGCGATCGACCTGCTCAAGCGGGCGCCGTACCGGACGACATCCACGAAGGCGGACATGGGCACGATCGCCCACGCCGCGATCGAGGCGTACCTGGACGGGAAGGCGCTGACGAAGACGCAGCTCGAGGGGAAGCTGCGCGAGGCGAAGGTGCCGGAGAAGTCCTGGCGTGCGACGTCGGGCTACATCTCAGGTGCTATGGAGTTTTTGCACAACCACGAGCCTGAGGTGCTGCACAGCGAGGCGACCGTCTACTCGCGGACGCACAGCTACGCCGGCACGACGGATCTCGTCGCGCGGCTCCGCGTCGGCGGCTCGCAGAAGGTCTGCGTCGTCGACTTCAAGACGGCGAAGTCGGTCTACGACGAGAACGGCCTCCAGCTTTGCGCCTACGCCCGCGCCGACTTCGTCGGTCTCGGCGACGGCAGTGAGGTAGCGCTCGCCAACGTGCCGATCGAGGACGGCCTGATCGTGCGCCTCACCCCGTCGGGCTCGTACGAGCTGGCGCACTTCGCTCTAACCGACGACCTGTTCGACGTCTTCCTCGCCGTCCAGCGCGTCGCGCTTGGCAAGGAGACCATCGCCGCCGCCCGGCGGCCGACGTTCTGAGCACCACCTGGACAGACGAACGCCGCGAGGCGTACTGGCGCGAGATGCAGACGCTCCGCGCCCAGCACCAAGCACAGGAGGACAGAAGCGACGTGAGCTTCTTCGACGAATACACCGAGATCCGCGGCAACTTCATCGGGGCCGACGAGAAGCAGGTCCTGATCGACGAAGGCATCCCCTTCCAGATCACTGCGATCCAGTTCGACGAGGAGAACAAGTTCGGCCCGCGGTACGTGGCGGGCGTGCTCGTCCCCGACCCGGCGAACGGTGAGGAAGAGGAGCGGCTGATCTCGTTCCCCAAGGGCACTGTCGATTCGCGCGACCGGATGCTGGCGCAGATGACCGACTACCTGGCGCGCGACGACGCCCAGCCGGTGCTCGTCAAGCTCGAGAAGGCCGGCAAGGCGATCCTGATCCGGCAGGCGTAGGACGGATGCGACGGGCGGGCGACAGCGTGTTCCACGATGGCCGCTGGCGCTCGCCCGAAGGCATCGAGAGCCGACGCACCGCCGACCGCCTGCGCCATCAGCGGCAGGTTCGGATGAGCGCGGGCGGCTTGCAGTTCCACGTCGGCTACGCGCCGACGGTCGCGGACGCTGAGCGCATCCGCCAGCAGATCAAGGAGGAAGCGCCGAAGTGAGCCTCTACGGATCGCGTGACGCGAAGCGCTTGGCGACAGCCCGGCGCGCGCAGTTCGCGCTCAAGACTGCGCTCGAGCGCATCGACTACATGGAGGGCGTGCGCAAGGAGCTCGAGGCTCTGGAGCGCGGCGACATCGTCGTCAAGTCCAAGGGCAGCCACCAAGCCGACGCCGCGAACACGCTCAAGGAGCTCGCGCCGGCAGTCGAGCCGAACGCTGACGGGACGGCCTGAGTGGACGTCGTCCTGCACAAGCGTCGCGTCCTTGACTTCGACGTCGAGTGCCGTCCGCTCGCCTGGTACGGCGGCGACTTCGTCACGAAGCAGCCGACCGCGATCGCCTGGAAGTTCGTAGGCGAGCGGGGAGCCGTCGAGGTCGCCTGGATCGGCGGCAGCGATCGGAGCTCGCGCGTGCTCGACGAGGAGCGGCTGATGCTGCTCGCGTTCGTCGACGCCTACGAGCAGGCCGACGTCGTCACGGGCCACTTCATTCGCGGATTCGACTTGCCGCTGCTCAATGGCGCGCTCGACCGTCTCGGCCTCCCAGTCCTCGGTCCGAAGTGGACGGAGGACACGAAGGGCGACTACATCAGCGCCGGCGGCATCTCGAAGTCGATGGAAAACCTCGGCGCGATGTACGAACTGAAGCACCCGAAGGTCGGCATGAATACCGGCCTCTGGGGCGCAGCGAACATGCTGCTGCCGCACGGCATCGAGGCGACGAAGAAGCGCGTCATCGGTGACGTCAAGGAGCACGTCGAGCTCCGTGCCGAGATGCTGCGCCGCGGCGTCCTGGGCCCGGGCAAGGAGTGGAGCGGAGGCGCGCGGGTCGAGAGCTATGCGCCGTGACCGGGCAGCTCATCCGTGCCGGGCGAGCGCTGATCCGGTTGCGGCCTGGCGTCCGGCTCGTCGAGCCGCCGCGCTGCGCGTACTGCGCGAAGACGGCGCCTGAGTGTCGGTGCGGACAGCCAGCGAGGAGGAAGTCGTGATCGAAGCGGCGTACCAGCTCGCCGCACGCGGCGTGGCCGTCTTCCCCGTCGGCCCGGACAAGGCGCCGAGGACGGCCAACGGCTTCAAGGACGCGACGACCGACGCCGAGACGATCCAGGCGTGGGACTGGGACGCCGGGATCGGCGCCGCGATCCCCGAGGGCGCTGTCGTCATCGACGTCGATCCGCGGAACGGCGGCACCGACACGCTGAAGCTCCTGGCCGACTCCGGCCGAAAGCTGCCGCGGACGCGTACCGCACGGACACGGTCCGGCGGCTTCCACTACTGGCTGCGCGTGCCAGAGGGCGTCACGCTGCGCTCGAGCCTCGGGCCAGGCATCGACGTCAAGCGCGCCGGCAAGGGCTACGTAGTGGTCCCGCCGAGTCCGGGCTACGTCTGGCTGCCGGGCGGTTCCGAGTGGGCAGAGGCGCCGGAGTGGCTGCTCGAGGAACTGCGCGTCGAGGAGCGCGAGGGCGGCGCGGCCGAGGCGAGCGAGGCTAAGTTCTTCGCGCCGTTCGAGCGCGGGACGGCTTACGGCCTGCGAGCACTGGACGCCGAGCTCGGGCGCCTTGCCGCGGCGCAGGAGGGCGGACGGAACGAGGCGCTCAACCGGGCAGCGTTCTCCCTCGGGCAACTGGCCGCCGGCGGCGAGCTCAATGCCGAGCACGCCCAAGCCGAGCTACTTCGCGTCGCCGGACTCATAGGGCTCGGCTGGCACGAGAGCCACGCGACCCTCGACTCCGGCTGGCCCGCTGGCGAGCAGGAGCCGCGGCAGGCACCGGCTAAGGATTCTGACTTCGGGGGCGGCGGGCATGTCGAAGCGCCGAAGGGCGAGCCTGACGTCCTGAGTGGCGCCGCCCCCGATACCGAGCGCGACCTCTGGGTCGACTGGGAGATCGACGAGCCGCCGCTGCCATTCTTCATTCACCCCGTTCTGCCGAAGAACGCCTACGTCCTCGTCTACGGGCCAACCGAGGCATCGAAGTCGATGGTCTGGGTCGCGCTCTGCGCCGAGGCGTCCCAGCGCGGCCAGCGCTGCTCGGTCTACTCGCTCGAGAACCCGCCGAGCACCGATCGTGACCGGCTGCGCCGCCTGCGGCCGAGCCGCTCGAACTTCCGGCTGACGAATGAGCCGATCGACCTGAACGACGCGCGCCAGCTCCATGAGCTCGTCGAGCGCGAACGCGACTGGGGCGACGGCCACTCGAGCGACGTCGTCGTCATCGACACTTACAGCCACGCCTTCAACAGCCGCAGCGAGGACGGGAACGCCAAGGCGATCGAGTTCGCCCGGCGCATCCGGCATCTGATGCACGAGGTCGGCTGCTCGGTCGTGCTGCTCGACCACACCGGCTACGCGCAGACCGACGAGCCGCGCGACGCCAGCGCCAAGCGCCAGGCGGTCGACGTCGCGATCCTGATGCAGAAGGTCGGCGAGTGGAAGCCGGGCCAGCCTGCTGGCTTCGCGATGACGAACAAGAAGGCCGCCCGGTTCGCCAATCCGTTCCACCTGAACGGCGAGATCCGGGACGTACTGCACGGCGACCAGCGCGGCCTCGAGCTCGCGTGGATCGGCGCCGAACGCCCATCGTGGCCTGACGAGTGAGCCGCTTGACAGCCGAGGCCGAGCGCCGAGGCATCAGGGCACCGACGCCGGCGACGCTGCGGCGGTACGGGCTGACCGCCGACAAGTGGCTGCGGCTACTCAAGACCCAGGGCTGGTGCTGCCCGATCTGCCGGCGCGGCTCGGGCGTCATCTGGAACACCGACCACGAGCACGTCAGCGGCTGGAAGGCGCTGCCGCCGAAGGAGCGCGCCAAGTTCGTTCGCGGCGTGCTCTGCGCCGGCTGCAACTACCAGGCCGTCGACTCGCGCATGAGCGCCGCCACGTCGCAGCGCGTCACCGACTACCTGCGGGCCTACGAGAAGCGGAGGGACGCTTGAGCTTCTTCTACCTCGACGACCAGCTCACGATCTGGCGCGGCCCCGCGCTGGAGACGCTGCGCTCGTTCCGAGATGAGTCGTTCGACTGCGTCGTCACGAGTCCGCCGTATTGGGGGCTGCGCGACTATGGAGTCGACGGGCAGCTGGGGCTTGAGGACGACCCCGAGGACTACATCGCAGCGCTCGTCGCCATTTTCCACGAGATCAAGCGCGTGCTCACTAGCACGGGTACGGTTTGGCTCAATCTCGGCGACTCGTACGCGCGTAGTCCGCGCAAGGGAGCAAGTGGCACGCCGACCGGGCGCAACGGTCGCGGCGAGAAGTACGCCGGAGCGCTGCGCGGTGCTGGGGGCTTGCCCCCGAAGAACCTGCTCATGCTCCCGGCGCGCGTGGCCATCGCGCTCCAAGCCGATGGCTGGACTCTGCGGTCAGACGTTATCTGGCACAAGCCGAACGCCATGCCGGACCCCGGCGGTAAGTACCGGCCTGCTTGCTCCCACGAGCACCTGTTCCTGCTCGTCAAGTCAGACCGCTACTTCTATGACTACGCGGCGGTCAAAGAGCCAGCGAAGTGGGAGCGCTGGGGAGATCAGACGATACGGAAGCCTCAGCCGGGTCGCGCTTCGTGGATCAAGCCGAAGTCGAAGCAGGAACTCGTCGGCGAGACAAGGCCGCCAGGACGAGGCGACACCTACTCAGGCTTCAACGAGCGCTATGCGGGCGACTCGCCCGTCGACCGTAAGACGCGTCTGCGTCGTGATGTCTGGAGCGTCCCGACGGCGAGCTTTCCGGGCGCTCACTTCGCGGTATTCCCTCCGAGGCTCATCGAGCCGTGCATCCTCGCCGGCTGTCCTGAGGGCGGCGTCGTACTCGACCCCTTCTTCGGTGCAGGCACGACAGCACTAGCCGCGCTGAGCAACGGTCGTCGGTGCGTCGGGGTCGAGCTCTCGGAGGACTACTGCCAGATGGCGCTCGATCGCGTGCGTCCTCAAGCCACCGCGTGAGCGACTTCACCGTCCTCGACGTCGAGACCACGGGCAGCGACCCCTGGCGCGACCATCTCGTCTGCGTCGGCATCGGCGAGCACGTCTACGACGCCGAGCAGGGCCGCCAGCGCGCGCGGATGCTGATGGCGCGGCCGGGCGTCACGCTCGTCGCGCACACGAATTACGACCTCCGCTGGCTGATGCTCGACGGTGCACGGCTCGCTGAGGGCGTCGAGTACCACGACACGAAGGTCATGGCGTGGATGCTCGACGGCACGCAGGAGCTCCGGCTAGACGCGCTGGCCGAGCGCTATCTCGGCTACACGCCGCCGAAGCTCATCCGCAAGGTCGGTGGGCGAATCATGTTCCAGGCGAGCGCCGGCCTCGTGCCGATCGAGGAGGCGCCGTGGGACGAGATCATCGCCTACAACCTGAGCGATATCACGACGACCGCCGAGTTGTACGAGCAGCTGCGCGCGCAACTCGAGCGGCAGGGCCTCTGGGAGCACTTCGTCTCCGAAGAGGCGCCGTTCTCGCGGCTGCTCGTCGAGATGGAGGCCGCCGGCACGCCGTTCGATCGTGAGCGCGCCAGTGCGATGCAGGAGAGCGTCGACGGCGAGCACGCCAAGCTCCGCGCGCGGCTCGTCGATGCGACCGGCTGGGACGAGTTCAACCCAGGCTCGGGCGACCAGGTCGCGCGCTTCCTCTATGAGGACGTCTGGACGACCGAGACGCGCTTCGCCATCCCGCGACTCGCCGGCATGAAGCCGGAGGAGAAGGCAGCCGCCGTCGATCGCGTCTCCCCGCCCGGCGTCAAGGTCGAGCGGATAGGGCGCGACTACGCCTACGGGACGCGCGTGCTCGACGGCCGCGGGCTCAAGGCGCCGGCGCACGACAAGCGCAAGGCGCCGGACTCGAGGCCGACGGTCAGCACGAAGAAGCTCGCCGTCCTGCACGGCGACGATCCCTGGGTCGCCGACTTCATCGTTTGGAAGCGCCTTGACAAGCTCGGCGGCTACCTGCGGTCGTGGCTCGAGCGCGAGCACGACGGGCGGTTGCATGGCCGCTTCGACCAGTCCGGCACGATCACCGGCCGCCTGGCAGGCCGCGAGCCGAATCTCCAGCAGGTCAGCTCGACGAGCGACGTGCGCGACTTATTCCGTGGCGAGCTCGTCGTCGGCGACTACGCCGGCCTGGAGGTCAGGCTCAGTGCCCACTTCTCCGGCGACCCGGTGATGCTCGAGGTCTTCCGCACCGGCCGCGATCTGTACGGCGTCTTGGCGGCCGAGGCGTGGGGTGGGCCCGGCGATAAGACGAACGACGGACGCGGGCTGATGAAAATCCTGGCCCTCGCTTCTCAGTACGGCGCCCAGGGCGAGAAGCTCGCCGAGGTGCTCGCCTTCGCCGGGATGCGCGGCTACACGGCGCGGAAGGCTGACGCGCTGCTCGGCGACCTCGAGAACACGCTGCCGCGGCTCTTCGAGTGGCGGCAGGAGGTCATTGCCGCCGCCCGCGTCCGCGGCTTCGTGACGACGCTCGCCGGTCGCCGGCGGGACTTGCCGGACATCAAGAGCGCGACCTGGCACCTGATGGCGAAGGCCGAGCGCCAGGCCGTCAACAGCCTCGTCCAGGGCAGCGCAGCTGATGTCGTGCGCCGCGCGATGCTCCGGTGCCGCGAGGCCGTCGCGCCGAGCGTGGCGCGGATCGTGCTCCAGGTGCACGACGAGATCCTCTGGGAGCGCGGCTCGGAGTGGACGCCGGAGATCTTCGACGTCCTACGCGGCATCTGCGAGACGGGCCACGGTTTCGATCTCGACGTGCCGCTCATCTTCGACGCCAAGGTCGCCGAGAGCTGGGCGGCGAAGGGCGGCTCCGGCGGTCAGGTCAAGGCCGGCGAGTACGAGCACGTCGCGTCTGCGGTCGCGGCCGTTGCTTGACGGATCGGGAGATTTCGTCTAGATTTCTAGACAGATGGAGGCAATACTTGAAATGGTTCCGGCGCAGGACCGAGCCGACTCCGGCGTTCCGCAAGGAGCGCGACGACTGGCTCGAGTGGCTACGGCTGAGCGGATTCAGCGCACTCACGATCAAGGGCTATCGCTTGACGACTGACAAGAATGGAGGCGCTCGCGTGATGGATCGTCACGACGGAGAAATCTCGAATACTCATGACACCACTGCCGCGCAGACGTACTATTCGATGTTCGGGGCCAGTTCTCCCCAGGGGAAATGGGATCGCGCGGCTGGCCCCGATTCACTTGCCGAGGCGATGGAGTGGTGGGCCGACCGCCAAGACGAGGCCGCCATCGAGACGTGGCAGGCATCACGTCTGGAAAGCGAGGTCGAACACGATGCCGTCTGATCGCTCTGCCGCTACTCCGTCTCCGCAGGAGTGTAAGTGCGGCTGGCCGAAGCAGCCGTGCCTGCGGAAGGCGTTGGAGAACGGTCCTCCGTTCCCGCCTGAGCCGTGCGAGCCGAAGGAGACGCCCAATGCCTAAGCACAAGATCACCGTCTCGCTGGCCGAGGCTGAGAGGGCGCTGCGGGCGAAGGCTGCTGTCACAACGAACCCCGCCTACCAGCGGCACCTGTTGAAGTTCCTGCGGCTCTTGGATTGGGCGCGGTCGTGAGCATCGCCGAGAATCGGTTCAACAACGGCCTCCGCTACCGGGACGCCGAGCATCCGAACAATACGCAGTTCACGCCGAGCTACGTTCTCGATCTGGTGCGCGAGGATTTGGGCGGCCTGATTTGCCTTGATCCCTGCACTACCCCAGACAATCCCGTAGGCGCGGCCCGCTTCTACACCGTCGAAGATGACGGCCTAAGCCAGCCGTGGGGACCGCGAAGACCCGAAGCTACGCGATCTCTCACCGATGGGAGGAGGGCCGAACCCGTGGAAGGACAAGGCGAGATGAAGTCTGCCGCGAACGAGTGTCCGAAGTATGGCGGTGCGATCTGCAAGGACGAGGCCGGAGCGCTCTGCGAGTGCTATCCCGGCACAAAGTCGAAGCAGGACGCTCGCTCTGCCGCGCAGATTCCGCGCCGCTGCCGATGGTTCGGACATCGGTGGGGACGCACCGAGTGGAGTGGTGACCACTGGCACGCGAGCGGCTGGAAGGAGCGGCACACCCACACGGGCGTCCGCGAGTGCTACCGCTGCGGCACCGAGGAGACGGTCGAGTGGTTCGACTCACGCATGGCGTGGGCCGAGCATCGTCGCGAGCTTGAAGATGACCGGCTAGAGGCCGTCATCCGAAGGGCGACGAGATGACTGCCGCTACTGTAGAGCCTGAGTTCTCCTCCCCGTGGGAGGAAGAAGAAGCCGAGGCCGAGGCGACTGAGTTATGGGCGCGATTGACCGAGGGGGACGAGTGAGTCCGGGCGAGGAGCTCTTCTGGAAGACCGTCGCGGCCTTGAGGTTGCCTGAGCTTCTTCACTGGCTCAACGGAAAGATGTCCCGCCGCTCGTAGGCGCGCTCCCGCACAACTCACGCACGACGAAGCCCGGCTCAACGGCCGGGCTTTCGTTTGCGCTCGAGGCGCCCGTGTTGCACGTGCTTATGTTGCCTTGCCGGTTAGGGGGTTGACAAGCGCGCGTGTATCCATCAGACTGCGCCCATGCCGACCAACCTACCGCTCGACGGCTACATCCGCGTCTCTCGAGTCGCTGGCCGCTCGGGCGAGTCGTTCATCTCGCCGGACGTGCAGCGCGAGACGATCGCGCGCCTGGCGGCGATCCACGGCCTCGAGGTCGGCGAGATCGTCGAGGAGCTGGACACGTCAGGCAAGATACCGATCGACCGCCGCGAGCTCGGGCGTCTCGTCCGCAAAGCCGAGGCTGGTGAGTCAGGCGGCCTGCTCGTCTGGAAGGTCAGCCGGTTCAGCCGCAGCCTGCTCGACGGCGTGACCGTCGCTGAGCGGGTGCGGGACGCCGGCGGCCGCATCATCGGCGAGGATCTCGACTCGAGCGCCCCGATGGGGCGTGCCATCCTCGGCTTCCTGCTTGGCTGGGCGGAGGAAGAGCTCGACGCTCGCCGCATCGGCTGGCGGACGGCGCAGGAGCGCGCGGCGGCGCGCGGCGCCTACATCGGCCGGACGCCCGTCGGCTATGTGCGCGGCGAGAACCAGCGCCTCGAGCCTGATCCTGTCGCCGGTCCCGCGATCACCGCGCTCTTCACGATGCGTGCCTCCGGCTCGACGCTGGCCGAGTGCGCCGCCGAGCTGGCGCGCGTCACCGGCAAGGAATGGAGCCGCGCAGCCGTGAGCAAGCTCTTTCACAACCCCGCCTACCTCGGCCGCATCGCCATCGGCGACATCTACCAGGACGACACGCACGAGGCGCTGACCGACGAACGGACGTGGACGCTGGCGCAGCGCACCGGGCGCAGGCAGCCGCGCGACGGCAGCCTGGCGGCCCAGGGCGTCCTGGCGGGCTTCATCCGCTGCGCCGGCTGCGGCTTCGTGTGCAGCGTCACCGCGAGCGGGTCGAAGGAGAAGCGCGTCGCGTCGTACAGCTGCGCCGGGCGGCGCGTCGCGGGCGTCTGCCCAGCGCCTGCGTCGGCGGCGGTCTACAAGGTCGACGGGCTCGTGCTGCCGCGCCTCGAGGCGTATAAGGCGAGCCACGAGCGGACGTTCAGCGACTACCTGGCCGCCGTCGATCTCTCTGCGGCCGCCTACGAGGGCGCCGTCCAAGAGCTCGACGCCTTCCTCGAGGCCGCACTCGTCTCCGAGCTCGGAAGGGAGCGCTACGCGCGCGAGGTTGCGCGGCGACGCGAGGCCGTCGAGGCCGCGCGCGCCATCTACGAGGCGGACCATGTTCGCGGCTCGGCGCTTCTGGGCACTGACGAGACGACCGGCCTCGAGCACGACCGCGCTGTCGCCCGGACGCTGCTCGAGAGCGTGACGCTGAGCAAGTCGACGCAGGGGCGGTGGCAGCCGATCGAGGAGCGCGTCGATCTTGTGTGGCGGGCTTGACAAGAGGCTCCAGTTCGTCTATTCTTCTAGACATGGAGATCAAGCAGACCCTCATCCGCATCCTTCTGCTCTGCACCTGCATCGCCGCCGTGCTGGCTTCCAGCCCGGCCGCTGGCGCCGACTACCGGCCGCCGATCTGCTACCTGGGCCACGCAGGCCCAAGTCGGGGGAGCCACTCCTCCTGCGTCTGGCCGGCGTCGTCATCGGTCCCCCGGATGGGACGGACAGCGTCGTAAACCCGGCACGAATGAGGCCCCCAGCGATGGGGGCCTCATTCGTTGAGCCAGGTCGCAGAGCTGCTAGGGCGCTGGCTGCACGTCCTGGTAGGCGATGCTGTGCGCGGTGTCCCACGGGCCTGCCTGGATGCGCGCGTTCTTGTTCGTCGCGCTGGCGCGGCCGTAGGCGACCGTGACGCCAGGAGCTCGAGCGATCGAGAGCACGCAGCCGCCCTGGAGGTTGTTGCACTCGATGTACGGGATCGCGAGCGACGCGCTCGGCATCTTGCTTCCCCACATCTGGATCCCGTTGCCGCCCGTCTGCGACGTCGCGACCTCGGTCTCGTTGATGCACTTCAGGTACAGCGTGTCGTTCGTCGCGGCGCCAGTGTCGTTGCCATACTCGACGCAGGCGCCGACGGGGATGTCGTGAGCGTAGAAGGCAAACCGATTGTTCGTGAACGCAGCCGACGAAGGCCCGTCCCAAAGGTTGGCTCCATGAAGACCAGTTCCCTTCTCCGAGTGCGGGTCGTAAGCAGTGTGAAGCCCCACATTGCTGATCTCTCCCTGTAGGTCGTCGTGGTCGGTCGGGTTCGTCCCCGACGCGATCACCTGCAACCCGGTGTCTCCGCACGTGTCGATCTTGAAGCCGTACCAGAGGACGTGCTGCGTCCCGAAGATGCGGAGACACATGCCGCCGGACGCGCCGGTAGTGATCGAGCCGCCGAAGATGTTGAGGTTCGCGGCGTTGTTCAGCTCGACCGCCTCGGTGTCGCTCGAGCCGGTGAACGCGATGGTGACGCCGGTCAGGTCGATCTCCGCGGTGGACGCGGGCCGGTTCGTGATGACCAGCGGTGTGCTCGACGAGCTCGAGACGGTGAAGGCCGCGGTGGCCTTGACCAGGTCGCCAGGCTGCAGGCTTGAGAGCGCGGACTTGAGCGCTGCCGCGGTCGTGACGTTGACCGTCCGCGTCGGGGTGAACGCCGGCCGCGTCTGCGAGTAGCTGATCGCCTGGTCGTACGTCAGAGGCGGCGGCGCCGAGGTCGTGGTCGGAGGAGCGGTGGTCGTGCCTGCGGTCGTGGTGACGGTCGTGGTCACCGTGACGGGATCAGGCGCGGTGGCGACAGCGCAGGCGCTGAGCGTGCTGACCTCACCACCGACGGTCGCGACGCCAACGCCGTCCATCGCGGACGTGTGGGTGGCGGCCGTGCTCGACGTAGTCGTGCAGTTGGTCACCGTCGCATTCTCAGGCGCCGTTGCCCGAGACACGCCGACGGCAAGGGCGAGGCCGAGGACGGCCACGACCAAGAAGGGCGCCAGGCGCCCGCGTAGAAGCTTCTTGCTAGGCATGGGGAGGTCTGATCTCCTTGTGTCGGGGCGGGCCGTTCACGCGGCCCGCTTCTCTATTCGGAGGGCTGCGAGGCCAGGAACTTGTTCGCCTGGACGAGCGCGAACTTTCCAGCTGCGAGCGCGGCCGCGGTGCCGGCGATCTTGAGGCCGCTCAGGTCACCGACGCCGGAGACGATCGCGACGGCCAGGAAGGCCTCGCCGGCGGTGACACCGACACGCTCCGTGAAGTCGACCAGCTTGTGCTTGTTGAGTTTCATCTCGTCCTCCTGGGAGAGCGTGGGTCGCCGACCGAGCTGGTCGAGACCTGTTCGCGGCACGAGCGCTTCAGCCGGTTGATCGTCGCCTCGAACTTGTGGAGCTGACGCCTCTCGACGGGCGTCCGGGGATTCGGAGGGAACAGCGGCCGGAACACCTGGTCGAACGAGTCGTATGTCCGGATGCAGGACGACAGGCGGTTCGTCTGGATGTCGCTGACCCTGTTGCCGTTGGCCACGTACGAGTACACGCCGATCGAGCACGAGATGACGAACAGGATGGCCGTCATGACGACCAGCGTCCGGAGCACCCGGACCGTCCCGCCGGGCTTATGTAGGACGGGCCCGCCCTGGCCTCCCGCGCCGCCGACCCCGCCAGTGACTTCACCGCGTCCGCCGCTGCCACCACGTCCGCCAGATCCTCCGAACGTGCCGTGCGCGTCCTCGCCGGGACGACCCGGCTGACCTTTACTTGGGTCCATCCTGGCCCTCCAGTTCGGTGATGCGCTTCCGCATCTTCGTGTTGTCGCGCCGCAGCGCCACGTTCTCCTCCGACACCCGGTGGAGCTGTTCGCGCATCTCGGTGATCGTCTTGCCCTGCTCGTCGAGCAACGCGGTCAGACGGCCGTTCTCGAGCGAGAGGCTCGTGTTCCTCTTCTCGAGCAACTCAATCTGCCCTTGCAGCTTGGCGACCGTCGCGTTCAGCTCGCTGATCCGGTTGGTCGCCCACTCCCGGATCGAGCGTGACTCTTCCCAAAGCTGAGAAGCCTCCGAGGTGGCGATCTTGCCCGAGGCACGCCGGGCGACGCCGAAGTAGGCGATCAAGGGACCTCCGATCAGGGCGGCCAGCGGTAGCAGCACGCTGATGTTCATGTCAGGTCGGCCCGTGCCTTCGCGATCTTCGCCTGGAGCGCCGCGTTGGCGGTGTTGGCCGCGCTCAGCGCGCTCTGGCAGGCGGCCAGGTCTGAGCGCTGGGTTGCGATCAGCGCCTCGTCGGAAATGACCTCGGCCTGCGCGGTCGCGAGATCTGCATGTGCGGCCGCCAAGCTGGCCGCGGTGGCGGTGAGCGCGGCCTGCGCCGTGCTGAGCTTGCGGCGGAGCGCGAGGCCCGCCAGGGCGACGGCTGCGGCCTCGAGGTGCGCCTTGTAGGCGCCGTTCCCCCAGGTCGACCAGGGCACGAAGTTCGAGCCCTTCGAGCTGATGCGCGCGGCCTCCTTGGTCGCCAGGACGGCGTCGAACGCCATCGCGTCGGTGACCTCGGGGTGAGCCTTGTCGTTGATCTGCCAGAGGCCGCGGTCGGTGCTCAGGACGGTGACGCCGTCGGCGCCGAGGTTGTGGTGCACGGCGTCGGGATTCCGGCCGCTCTCGGCACACACGATCGCGATGCCCTCCTGCTGATCCGTGCCAGCGTTGAAACCGGCATCGTCGACCAGGCCGGCCAGGTCGATGAAGGAGACCTGCGTCATCAGAGCGCCTCGACGAACGCCTGGACGTAGCTGATCGGGCGGGTCTCGTTGGCGACCTCGCCGCCGTTCGACCAGTCCGCGGGGCCGGTGTTGCCGCCGACTGCCTCGAGGTTGTCTCCGACGACGCGCCTGACGAACTCGACGTGGTCGGCCGTACCGTCGTGGTTCCAGTCGTAACAGGCCAGGACAGGATGACCCGCGGCCAGCGCTCGGTTGACCGAGGCAGCGGCGACCCTGCGGAGGCCGTTCTTGTGTGCGCGCGCGTCGGCGACGATCGACGGGACGTAGGCGTACTTGAATGGCCGGCCGGTGTGCGACAGGATGTACGAGACGAAGATGGCGCACCAGGGCACGCCGTTCTCGCCGTACCACCTGCCGAAGATCGTGATGTTGCTCCCTGCCGGGTGCTCCTTCAGGCCGACGAAGTGCGAGGCCAGCGCGAGCGCGCGGGCGCTGACCGCCTTCGGCTTCGGGTGCCGGACCCTGACGCGAATCCTGAGCATGCGGATGTGCGCCCGTGCCACAGCGCGAGCCAGTCTGGGGTGCTTCTTGAGGTAGGCGGTCAGTGCCTTCCCCCGGAGGATGCGGAACTTCGCCATGACGGCTCCTTGAGCTAGGTGGGCGGCGCAGGCGCGCGGGCGGGATGAGCACCAAGCTCGCGCCGCGCCTTACGGTGCTTTCGGCCTGCGCCGCTTAGGCGATCAGACGATCTCGACGAACGCGTGGGCCAGCGTCACGTCGCAGGTCGCGGTCGCGGTCGGGTTGATGACCGTCAGTGCGAGCAGCTGCGCGATGGTCGTGTCGACGGCCGTCGTGTTCGATCCCTCGTAGGACGCATTGCGCTCGGCCGCGGCGGCGCCGGCAAGCGTGGTCGTCGTGCCGTTGCCAGTAACGAACGCCGCAGCGCCGAACACGCCCGCTGAGACGAACGCGATAGCCCCGTTCATCTGCACCCACTGGCTGCCGGTGGCCCCCAGGTTGGCGATGGTGATGTCCATGCGCCAGGGCTCGCGGAAGGCGCCGGCGCCCACGACGAGGGCGCCCGTGATGCTCGTATCGAGCAGAGTCGTCGCCCCGAGCTTGACCTTGAATCGCGGGACGTCGCGGGCCGCCGCCGAGTTGTTGGTCCAGTCGCCGCGCGCGGTCAGCCGGAGTATGCGGTTCGTCGACATCGCGCCGGCGCCGATGGTGATCTCGCCGTTCAGCAGGTCGGTCTCGACGACCGAGTTGAGCACCTGCTTCGACGTCGTCTTGCGGTAGTGCGCCCTGGCGACCTCGTTGAGGTAGCCGACGTCGACGAGCTCGCCGGGCGCTACGGGGATTCCGGTCATCTAGTAGCCTGCTCTCGTTGTGGTTCCGGCCTCGCTCGAGCCGGCCGTGCCAGCCAGCCAGTAGTTCCAGGCCGGGGCGGGGGACAGGCGCCAGACGCACTTGGCGTCAGGCCCAGGACCCCAGTCGATATTGATGCCCTCGATGAAGTAGTCCTCGGTCAGCGCGGCGCCGCCGCCTGGCGGGGTGCGGACGAGCGTGATCCGGTCGTTGAGCTCGCGCGACAAGATCTGGAGCCACGTCGGGGAGTCGGTGCCGGGGACCAGCGTCAGCGACTCGACGACTTCGTAGCTGTCCTTCTTGAGGCTCAGCTGCCACTGCGCGTAAGCCAGGGCGCTCGGGTCGTCGACGTGCTGCGTCGTGTAGTCCTTGCTACGGGTCAGCCTCAGCGCCCGCGAGGGCTCATCGACCGCCTCTTGGAGCGCGCCGCCGGTGCGCGTGGCTCGAGCGTCGTTGACGATCGCCGTCCGGCGCGTGGTCAGCGAGTCGTAGAGGATGCGCCCGCCCGCCGTGTTGTGCGTGTCGCAGAAGGTCGCCTTCGACGTCGAGAGCGGCCTGGAGCGCCGGTCGCGGAAGCAGGCGTAGCCGCGGCCGTCGAAGTAGAAGAATCCAGGCTCGGTGATCTCCGCGTCACGGATCAGCTGGAGGGGCGAGGTGCTGACGTCGGCAGCCTGGGCGATCGACTGCATCGTCGCGTTTCCCGCGTCGATGTCCCGCCACCCCGCCGGCCACTGCGGGACGAGGCCGATGCCGACCCCCGAGACGTCGCCCGTGCCGAGCACGTCGTTGATCCGGGCGCCGGTCAGTTCCTGGGTGAAAGCGATGCCGGGAGAAGTCACGACGGCCGACGGCGGGGCTTGAAGGCGCGCGGCGTAGATCGCGGCAATGTTCGCGGGCGACAGGATCGACTCGAATACGGCGTACTCGTCCAGGCCGCCGTTGAACAGGCCGCCGGCGCGGAATGCGCCCGTCGTCCAGTTGCTCATCGAGACGGTGCCCTTGTAGACCCCGTTGATGTACAGGGAGGCCGCGTTCGCGTGCGCGTCAAGCGTGACGGCCCAGTGGACCCATTGACTCAGCCCAGGCCAGGCTCCCGCCCACGTCTGCGTGTTGGCGCCGCTGTTCGTGGTGATCAGCACGTCGACGGCGTTGGCGTTGGAGAGCCAGACACTCATGCTCGTGCCGTTGGGGTCGAACAGGTTGTTGACGTTGCCGATGGCCGACCTGTTGGCCCACCCCATGACGGTGTACTTCGTGTTCGCGCCGTAGAAGAGGTTGTAAGCCGCGGCCTTGCACCCCGTCGTGAACACGCTGTTGTTCATCGACGCGGAGCGGCTGGCCGGATCGCCGATCGGCGCCGGAGACTGGTTCAGCGTCCACGAGGCGTCGAACGTCCCCGTGTGACCGTTGCCGCTCGCGTCGTGGGCGACCGTGCCCGAGGGCTCGTCGAACTTCCAGTACAGCGCGGGGCTGTAGAAGTTGACGGCGTCGGCGTAGTCGTACGCGAATGTCCGGCTGAAGACGCGGCCGTTGTTGAGGATCTCGAAGCCGTCGTTGCAGGGGACGAGGACGGAGGCGGCCGCCGCGTCGTTCTCGATCCGCACCCAGCCGTTCTGGATGTCGATCCAGCCGTAGAACACGGCGTAGGGCGTGCCGTCCAGGGTGGCGATCACGCGGCAGGGCTGCATCGTCTGGACGTTCGGGTAGAACGCGCCGGCCGTGTTGTTCGGGTCGTACTTCCGCGTCGTGTCGAGCAGCGTCCCCTGGCAGGTGCCGGTCTGCGCCTGGTCGTCCTCGGACTGACGGCCACGAGCCACGGACAGAGTCTCGAGGTCGGCCGCCAGGTCGGTGAACGTCGGGGAGGCCAAGAGCGGCGTCGAGCCGAAGCCGACCTCGAACGTGAACGTCGGGAGACTCACGCGAGCCCGAAGGACAGGCCGCGGCTCTTGAGCTGCTGGAGCTCGCGGCCGATCTTGATCGCCACGTCCCGCTCGTTGCCCACGACGCCGGACACGTTGACCGTGATGCCGCCGCCCATGCCGCCCCCGCCCGAGAGCGGGATGACCGCCTCGGGCCCGCTCTCGCCGATCAGCGCGAGCGTGGGCGAGTTGACGATCCCGCCGGCGGCCAGCTTCGGGATGTGGAACGGGTTTGACCAGTCGATCGAGAAGCCGTCGGGCACGCCGTGCCACGTCTTGATATGAATGCCGGTCGGCAGCTTGATCGCGTCGATGATCCCGATGACGGCGTTGATCGGCGCCTTGAAGGCATCCGCGATCGCGCTGCCCACACCGCTGAGCGCACTAACCAGCGGCTTCTTCAGGTTCGAGAAGGCGGTCGTGATCTTGCCGGGGATGCCCGAGATGAATGACCAGGCGTCGCTGAACGGGCCGGTGATCAGGTTCTTGATCGCCCAGTCCTTCGCGCCGTTGAACCAAGTGCCGATCTTGCCGAACGCGGTCTTGATGTTGCCGGGCACGTTGTTGATCACGCTCCAGGCGTCGTTGAACGGCGCGATGATCCAGTCCTTCACCTTCTTGAACGTGTTCTTGAACCAGTCGATCACCGAGTTGAACACGCTGGTGATCTTGTCGCGGATGCCGAAGGCGTTCGTGCCGAAGGCGGCGATGAACAGGCCGAACGGCCCAGTCAGTACGCCGAGGATCAGCGGCCAGTTCGTCTTGAGCCACGTCACGACGGTCTGGAAGGCGGCCGGCGCCTTGTTCGTGAAGAAGTCCACGATGCCCTGCGTCGCCTTGGTGACGTCAGCCCAGACGCCGAGGATGATGTCGCGGAACGTCTGGGAGTGCTTCCAGAGCTCGACGAAGATGACGATCAGGGCGGCGATCGCGAGGATGACAAGTCCGACCGGGTTGGCGGTCATCGCAGCGTTCCAAAGGAGCTGCGCCGCGGCTGCGATCTTGGTGTAGGCGGCATAGGCCAGGATGCCGACCAGCAGCGGGGAGAGCACCGCGAGGACGAGCTTGACGGCGGTCGCATGCTTCACGAGGAACTCGGAGAAGCCCGCCAGGACCATGCTGACCTTAGTCAGGACCGGAATGAGCGCGTTTCCGATGTTGATCTCGAGCAGCTGGAACTCGGCGCCCATCTTCTCCTTGGCGCCCTGCGCCGTCTTGGAGAAGGCGTCGGCCTGCCCGCCGAGCTTGTCGTTGACCAGCCCGATGACCTTGTCGGCCTGCGCCTGCTTGTCGGTGTGCTGCGCGACCGCCTTGGCAGAGGCATACGTCAGCTGCGCCTGGTTCAGCAGCGCCGTCTCCTGCTGCTTCTGCTGCTCGGTCATCTTCGAGGCGACCGGGAACTGCGCCTTGATGGCGTCGGTCTGCTCCTTGTACTTCTGGCTGGCGATCGTCTGCGCCGTCGTGACGGTGCTGACGGTGATGCCGAGCTGGCGTGCGGCGCGCGAGCTGCCGGCCATGGCCGACGTGAGGATCTGGGAGGCGTCGGTCAGGCTGATGCCCTTGAACCGGGCCAGGTCCTGCGCCGTGCTGAGGAGGTCGATCGACTTGTGAGCGTCGCCGGTCGCGACGACGAGCTTGGCGAGCGACGCCTTGACGTCCTCGGACTTGAAGCCGAGGCCTGCCGACGACTGCTCGGCGTCGTCGATCGCGCCCTTGTAGTGGTTGACGTCGAGACCGGCCGACTTGAAGGCGGTGGCCAGCTTCGCCTGCGCGACCTGGTTTTCCTCGGCAGCGTCGAACGACTTGTGGAGGCCGACCACGAGGCCGGCGACGGCGATCGCCGCCGGGACGGCAGCCTTCTGGATGCCGTTGCGGAAGCCTCCCGCGGTCGTAGCGGCCATCTCCTCAGAGGCCGCCTTACCCTTCTCAAGGCCGGCGATGAGCGGCTTGGTGTCCGCGACGAGCTCGAGTACGGCGGTGCCGAGTGACTCCATTACGCTCCTGTGACGTCCTTGAGGCCGATCGCTGCGAGATCAGCGCGGGTCGGCTTGCGCGCGGGCTCCTCGAGCCCTGCGGCCTTCGAGAGCTGCGTGATGTGGTTCTGCTGGTCCTTCGGCTCGAGGTGGGGATGGACGGCGGCCATCCGAGCCTTCAGTTCCTCTTCAGCGGCAAGCCTGGGCATCTGCGCCCAGCACGCCTCTACGATGGGTCGGGGGAGTCGGAGCCACTGCTCGGGTCCGCCTCCGTAGAATCGGGCGAGCCGGGCGAGCTGCTCGTCAGCTGAGACATGACGTCCGCTCCCAGCGTTGCCTGGCTGGCCAGACCGGCTCCTACGAAAAAACGCACCGCCAGGCTCCGCTTCGCGACAGCGCTGAGCTGCTCGACGGCGGTGGCAGGTGCGTCAGGGATGAACACTTGGGCGAGCTGGTTCGCCAACTTGACCAGCAGCTTGTCCTGCGTGGCCGTGCGCTTCTCCATCTCCCAGAGCTCGTCGTGCTGCGTGTACAGGCGGCTGAGCCGGGACAGCTCGAGCGTGCCGATCTCCTCGGGGACCAGGAGCGGGTAGGTCTCGTCATGCTCGCCCTCGTCGTCGGCCCAGCGGATACGCGCGAGCGGCCTGTCCGGGGCGAGCGTGTTGAGGTCAAGAATCTCAGGTGCCATCTGTGTCTCCTCCTTCGGGGACTTGGATGCCGATGTCGGCGAGGCGCTCCAGGAAGGCGGCACGGCGCATGGCGTCGCGCGCCGCCTTCCGGTGCTGAGACGACAGGCGCTTGTGGTCGCGTGCCGTCTCGCGGAGTGACTCGACCGCCTGTGCAAGCGCTGTGGCGGGGTTGGTCATGTTGTCGTCAGCCTTTAGCTGATCTGCTCTTCCCAGGTCCCGTAGCCGTTGGCCGGGTCCTCGATCGAGTCGAACTTGAGGGACAGCGCCGCGGGGACGCCCTCCCCGGCATAGGTCGGAGCCGCCGTGCCGTCCTCGATCGCGATCGGCAGGAAGTACTGGGCGGCGAACGTCTCGTTGATCGGGCTGAGGCCGCGGGCGAGCAGCGCCACCTGCGACACGATCGCGCCCTGCTGGAGGGGGATCGACTTCGCGTTGCCCGAGGTCGTGACGGTCGCCGTGTTCAGCGCGTACGCGTACTGCTCGGCGGTCAGGTCGATGAGGTCGAACTCGACCGAGATGAACTCCTCGGTCCGCCACGCCTTCCTGTGTCCGGTGCCGCCCGCCGGGCGCCACTTGACGATCGTCTCGTTGTGCGTGACCACGACGCCCTTGGTGCCGTAGTTCTTTGGGCCGCTCGTGCCGAGCTTGACCCACGCGCCCGACGGGGCCGCGTTGACCGCCGGCTTGGCCGTGCCCGTCGGGGCGACCCAGACGGTCAGCGGCGCGGCGATGACTTCGTACGGAGCTGCCATCTGTTACTCCTTCTCTTCGGCCGGCGCCTCGGCGCTCGGCTCGGGATTGACGTGCTGCAGGATCGGGCCGTTGGCGTTCTCCTCGACCGTCTGCTCAGGCTCCTCGGACGGAGCCGCCAGGGGCTCGTCGGTGAGCTCGAGACCCACGCTCGGGTTCGCCGCCAGCTCACGCGCCAGCGCTTCCGGCAGCTCAGCTACCTGACCTGCCTCGATGACCACCTCGCCTACTTCTAGGCGGGCGGGTGGACCCGGCATCCCCACGAACTTGACGCGGAGCATGCCGTCCTTGGTCGTGGCCTTTGCCATGACCCTCCCTTGTGTCAGAGCGCGACCGCTTCGGCCGCTTCTTTTGGACGCTCCGCCGCGGCTCTCGCCTGGCCTTGTGTCTTGATCGCATGGCAGTTGTGACAGCGCACTTCGCACTTGTCGATCTCTGCCTGGATACGCTCGCGTGAGGCGCCAATCAGAAGGCGCGACACGCCAGCGGACTTCGTATTCGGGTCTCTGTGGTCGAAGGCGAGAGCCGCAGGGTGCTCGCTGTACCCGCAGTCAGCGCAGCCGGCGTCGACCTTGATCTGGTCGACCCAAGCGCGCAGTCTTCGTCTGCGTCTCGCAACAGCTTCGCGTTGGGCTACCCGGCAGCGCAGGCCGCTTCTGGTTCCGATGCTCCGATCTACGGACATCGGCACGCCGTGGCAGGCGCACGGAGGATTCACAGAGCGGTTATTTCTGCCGCGAGCACCTGGAAGGTGCCGACACATACGGGCCAAGTGGTCTGAGGATCGTGACCGCTTGTCCCGTCCGCGACGCAGTTCGCCCAATGGAGCAGCACCTGATTCACGACAGTCGTGCCCATGTTCTTGAGCGCCACGTACACGGCGTCGAAGAGGTCCGACGCGGCCTTCTCATTGACGCCGTAACAGTCCACATCGATGCGCTTATCCCCGAATTGATTTGGCGAGCCGATCGCGCCGCCGCCAGCCCGGCGCAGGATCACGCAGGTCGGGGTCGCGTTCGCCTCGACGACGCTGCGCGGCAGCGAGCCCGCGTACACGTTCGTCGTGATGGCGCTCACGCCGGCGTCGGCCAGCAGGAAGGTGCGGAGTGCGCCGACTACGTCTACGCCCATCTCATCAGTCCCTTCAGGACGGGCCGCAGGTCCCGGAAGTGGCGGTCGGCCGCCGGCCGGAGCCAGGGCGTCTGCCGCTCGAGGAAGAGGCCGTAGAAGCCCTCTTTCCGCAGCGAGCTACCGAAGCGGCCGCGGATCGTGCCCTCCGGCGTAACCTTGGCGGGCTCGGAGAAGGTGTTCTGCTCCAGGCTGCCGGTCCGGTTGTGCCACCAGTCGCTCGACCGGGC